GCGGACTCTTTATGAGTTCGCAGTGCGCGATTGGTAGTTGGTTCTTAGGATTTCCCGCTTCGCCTTTCTCTTTGAGAAGGCAAGTGGGTTCTATGAGCTGATTTACTGATCCGAACGGTTGGATGCACCGTCGATTTTCGAAAGCAAACCACCCCCTTCTAGGTGTGAACTCGCACGCCTAGTCGCAATGTACACCATCATGATTGTAGTAATGAATGGTAAACGACACTACTGAAACTCCACCCTTTTTATCACTGGGAGCAGTTAATGATCAAATTAACTGGACAAAATGGCCGTAAAACTCTGAACTTTTTGAGTGATCCGGCAACCTTTACTGGTAGCAGTGATAACAAACGTAGACACATTAAGATTTGTGTTTTCATTGGTAGCATGTACCCTTTTCTTCGGAATTGGGCGCGGGTCTCTGACCCTCATGCCAACGTAGTTTAGCAATAAACTATACCTTTGACGTGTAAGAGCGACGACTGGTTGACAACAGGATGGGATTTGTGATCCCAACCATAGTTGTAGTTTGAATTTCTGTACGGAATTTCTTTGTCCTTTGTGGATGATACGTATAGGTGAGGTGCGAAGTAATCTGGGCTGTCTTGCAGGCCCCGCGTAATGGTAAACAGATTCTTCTTCTGGTTTTCTCGGCCAGGTACACAAAAGAGCAGTTCGAGGTGTGGCAACTGAGGACGACTGCGAAGCCTATTCATATTATGAAGCACTGGAACGGAGGGCTAGCGAAATTACGAGATTTTGAGCAACAGGTGGCGACAACCCCAAAGTCGTGTCACTTCGGTGGCGTAAGACTCACTTTTAAGTTTTCTAGCGAATTCTCTGTGAATTCCAAGTCTTTTAAACGTAACTGTGGTATCCACGTTACTTTTATTCTGAAGCGTCATGAACAACCTTAATTCAATGGCAAGTACACACGAGAAGTACGCTTCGGAGATGCAGGTAAGCCAAAGGCCTGCACCCCAAACCCCTGCCCGTGGATTTACAGATCCGGGCAACCCCCAGCAATATGCACGATCCAAGATGGACACCGGACTCGATTTTGATATTTACCGGAAGTGTGTCCATCGAATTCCGAAATGCAGACATTGCCACGTGATCCCCTTATTTGA